GGACACGTTCCCCTGTCTTCGCCAAATATAACGCCATAATGCGTTTTTGGTTCAATATGATTGTTTAACAATTTAAAAACTTTTTCAAGCAAAACAACGTCTTTTTTGCAATATTTTATCATTGCTTCCATTGCAACTTTGTCTTTGCGCAAAAGTATATCCTTCCAAAGACTGTATTCTGTTTTTATTTTCTGACCTAAACCTAAAAAATCAGCTATGTAATTCAACCTATTAGAATTAAATCTAAACTTTTGACGGGCAACTTTTAACGTATCAATGGTTGTATATTTAGGAAACATTGATATACCGTGAAACAAACACCTTGTTCGTATCCAAGCCAAGTCAAATTTGTCCCCATTGTGACCGACCATTTCGTTAGCAATATTTGTAACCTCAATAAACTGTTCAAGCATACGTTTGTCATTCTGCTTTGCGTCCCAATTAAGCGAATAAACTTCTTTTTCATCTTCCCATTTATAACAGATACAAATAATTGCACGTTCTTGAATTATGTTTGAATAATCTATGTTCTTTTTATAGCCTGCTTCCCAAAACAAACCAATGTTCGGTGAAGTTTCAATGTCAAAAAATAGTCTGCGGCGTTTTGTTTTTAGGTTTGTGTTTGTCATTAATAGGTTTTGTAGTGTGTTTTTCCGCTTTCTTTATATGCTTTTAAAACTTGCTTTCTTTGTTTTCCTGTGCTTTCGTAGGAAACGTGAACCCAATCGGGGTTGCTATCGTTCCCAAATTCCCAAATCATTTGGTCAAATTCCAAATTGTCTTTAATATAATTAAAAATCATTTTGTTAGTCACATTATTTGGTGACCCGTCCATATCAATATCAATTGCTTCACCGCTGCAATGCTGACTTGTTGCCGCACCACCAATACATTTATTCAATTCTGAACTTCTATACCCGCTTGAAATATGAATTGGACAACGAAAATGATTGCGTATTGGTTCAAATACCTTTTCAGCCAATAGTTTAAAATTCGCAATATGTGCTTCAGTTGGCATATTTGAAATACCGTTGCGTTTTGCGCTTTCGCTTCTAATAACTTCTGACAAATCTAAATGTTCACTTAACTTCATAAAATACAATTAAATAAATAAAATAATGTTGTTATATATAAAATGCCAATTGAAATTAGCACTCTTTTTTCGTAATTAGTCATTTTTCTTGAATATCTTTTCTGCCGTTGTCAATCCTAAACAACCAAATGCTAAACTTGCAACTGCGTAAACCAATGCCTCGCTTGGTGCTTTTGATAACTCGCTAAAGCTATTATGATACATAGTAACGCATAAGGCAACTACGCACATAAGACCGCAAAGACGTTTCATACTAAACCGACCATTGTCTTCTGTAAAAAATTGTTTCATTATTTTAGACTTTGAAATTGTAAAACTATTATTGCTATTAAAATTATCTTTTGTGCGAAATCATACTTTTTTTCTTTTTCAACTTCGGTTTCTCTTTTGTAATAAGTGTTTCTATTTGCTTCATATTTCCATTTCCAATCATAGAACGAATCTTTGACCAAAGATATTGTATTGAATAAGCTATCATATTGCGCGCGTTTTATTTTTAAACTATCCTTTGTTAAACCTAAATCCTGACCGAACTTATTAAAAGTTTTATTAATTTGTTCGCCTTGTTTTAAAGTCATTATTACAACCGTGTCTTCACCAATTTTTTTAGTAATTGGATATTGGCAATAACATAAATTTGCCACCGGTATCAATAGCAACAGAATCCAACTTGCTTTTAACTTCATTTAATTCAGTTTTTAAATCTTTAATTTCACCCTTCATTGAAACAATTGTTGCAACTGCTTTTGTAACTAATTCAACTTCTTTTTTACTTGCTGCCTTTTGAACCTGTACTGACTTGTCATTTGTTTGTGCAACTTTTGACATAAGTTGTTGAAACTCACGTTCTTGTTCAGCTTCTTCACTTGTTTTTTGTGCTGAAACTGTGCAGCCAAATAAGAATATAATAAATAAATATTTCATTATTTAATTTTTTGAATCTTACCCAATTGTTCTAAGGTTGAAAGTTTAGTTGTTGCTGAAGCCAAAGAAGAATCGCAACGGCGCAAGGCGTCGCTGACAATGTCAACACGGTTTTCTAATTTTTCAATCTTGCGACCCTGTCCTTCAATTTGATTGTTAAAAGTTCCACGAATGTCAATATATAAAACAGAAATTCCAATAATTACCAAAAACATAGTACCAACCACAGGGTTTTTACTAAAATCTTTGAAGCTTATTGGAAGGGGGTTTGCTGAAACGTCTAATTTTTTGCTTGTTGCCATTCTATTACATATTATAATTTTAAATAGAATCCAACGCCATATTTCACAGATTCACCTGTTTTTAAATTTAAGCCAATTAAAGCCTTGTTTTTGACCTTATATATTAAACCAACAGCCAAGTTGTCCAAACTTTTATCCTGTCTTAAATCAGCTAATACGCCTAAATAAAGTGCATTTTTAACCTTTGGTGTAATTGTGCGCGTTTCAATTATAGTCTTTTCGCTTAATTTGGCGCTAAATCCACGCCCTAAAATACGGTTTTGACTTATTGTGTCCTGAATATATACGACATTGTTCGTATCAATTTGAATCGTATCTGAATACGCATATTTGCGGCTATAATCGGATAAAATGCGAATTGTGTCGTGTACAGGAATCTGTACGGAATCGGTTAAAATGGTATATGAATGTATATCATTTCCCTTTTTGTATTTGGTAAAAGTTTTCTGTTGGTAAACTGTGTCACGTATAATGGTCACAGAACCGCCATTGTATGAAGGGTCTGAAAATAAAAATAAAGCAACCACAACCAATAAAATTGCAATTACAATATTTTTAATCATTTTTCACTTTTTTAGTTGCATTGTAATAATAGCGAATTGCCATTATACCCGAAATTATAGCAATCAAACCGGCAAATAAAGTAACTACGGGTTGAATTGTTGAAATGCTTACAATAGCGGATAAAACGCTTATTCCTGTGCCTATGTCGGCTTGATTGCTATGCGGTGTCATTTAATCTTTTTTTTCTTCTTTTGGTGCTTGTTCGTCTTGAATTTGCTTAAACCATTGTAATAAAGGCACTCCGTATTTTGTTGGAAGTTCCTGACAAAATTGGTTTAGTTCTGTTAATTGTTGTTCGTTTAACGTAATCATATTATATTGTTTTAGGTTGTGAAATTACTTCTTTTTCTTTAATTATTTCAGGTAATATTTCTAAATTTAATTTTGTTGCCGCCCAATCCCAAGCATATTGGTCATTTTGCCAATCTTGATAATCTTTACCTATCATTGATAAATTACCTTCTCTTAATATATTATTATTTTCAGAAAATAAACCATAATAAAAAGTTGCAGAATTTTCTAATTCTACATTAATTGCTCTTAATTGAAATTGTGTTGCTTCAATTATTAAGCCATTATTCCAAATCTGTATTGATTTTATTTTTTTCATATTATTTTATTTTTGTTTTTAATTCTTCTATTTGAGCTTGTTGTTCTTGAATAGCCTTAATTAAAGGAACTACTATATTAGCATATCTTACGTTCTCTACTTGACCTGTTCTATCTTCATTTTCATAAGTAGCTAAATATGGACAAACTTCTGCAACTTCTTCGGCTATTAAACCTAAAAAATCAACATCTGCTTTATCGTAATAATCTTTTTTATATTTAAAAGTTTTTGGCTTTAATGCTAAAATTGTATTTAAACCATTACCATCCCATTCTTGAATATTCTCTTTATATCTTTGAGATGAAGCTACTAATCTATATAAAATACCACTTGTGCCTACAACTACATAATCGGCAGATGTAGTTGTATTATTATATGGTGAAGCAGCAGCAGTACCCGTTAATATTAATCCATCATTTCTCACATAAAGCAAAGTAGCACCACTACTATTATCTAAATAAAAACCCGTACTTGCAGAAGTTGCACCACTACCTCTTACAAAAAGATTGCCCGTTACTTGCCCTTTCCAACTACCTTGGTCTGATGTACTTCCTATTAATACATTACCCCCCGATGAAATATATAAAGGTGTTACTAATGAAGTTCCATTATGTACCCTTAATGCCATATAACTTTTACTATTTGCAGTTGAGCTATCGTGTGCTATTTCTATTTGACCTGATAAAACATCTGTACCTGAAATTTTATTATAAAAGTCAAGTTCACCAAGTGTATTACCTTGACCGCTTGCATTACCTAAAAATTGTACTACACCATAAGAATTTGTTGTACTATTACCTAATAATAATATGCCCGCACTTTTTTGAATTGCTATATTTCCAGTAAATGTAGCTGCACCTGTTGAGGCTATGGTAAGTAATGTAGTAGCTCCTACCCCACTAAACAATCTTAAATTAGTTGAATCAACAAGCCAAGAATAAGTTAAAGGTGTACCACCGCCTGTCATTACAAAATAAGTATCACTTGTGCTTGATAAATGTAATTTACCACTTGGACTACTTGTTCCTATACCTACATTACCTGTTGAGTTTATGGTCATTTTAGATGTACCCCAAGTTATGTTTCCACCAGCACTTCCGCTTACAACACTATAAAAATTATGTTCACCATTAACCTGCTCATATCTTGTAGCTTCGTCTGTATTTATATATTGCCAATTAGTTGCTGCAGTATTTAAATAAGCGTTATTTGCTAATTGTGTTACATTTGTATCTGCGGTTGTTTTATTACCGAATATAGATGCAGAAGCACCTAATTGCATTGCAGTATAACCTGTGTACCAAGATGATAATGTAACACCACCAATACTAATATTTCCTGTGCTTCTTTGTAAATATAAAGCAGTATCAATTAAAGCACCCGCGTCTGAAAATCTTTTAATTTGTAAATCTGCACCCGCATTTGAACCTGATTCTGTTCCGCTTACTTCTAAATTTATTCTATTGCTATTATCAGAACGGAAACTAATACTTTTTGCAACTGAAACGTTTGCGTCTAAGTTTGCAATTAATGCTGAAGCAGCGCCGTCAATATGAAACTTTGTTGTCGGGTTTGCAATACCAATACCAAATTCCCCTGTTTGTAAAACTGAAACTAATTCAGCACTATTTGCTTCGCTAAATATTCTAAATCTATGGTCTGACTGAACGTTTCCAACTGACCATTTGTTTGTACCCGCACTTGCAAAGCCTAAATACGCATTGTTTGTTGAAGTTCCGTTTATGCGTCCAATAATTCCTGAACCGAAAACGTCCAATGCAGTTGTTGGCGCATTTGTACCTAAACCTAATCTGTTATTAGTATCGTCCCAAAAGAAGTTTGCGTTGTCTTGTAATAAAGCACCTGAAGCACCTATAAAACCAACTGAACCTGTTGTTAATGCAGTCGTAATTGTTAAAGTCGCAACTGAACCAACTAAATTAATAGTTCCGTCAAATCCATTTGCGTCGTTAAACACCAAAGAAGATACAATGTTTGGCGACAATTCTACATAGGCACTTGTCCCTGTATTCCAACGATACAAAATGTTTGTATCTAAGGCAATATAAATTGTATCAGCAACACCAACCAAAGGGAATGCCGCAAAGTTTGCGTATTCTTCAACTGTACCCGTAAACAAAGACGCCATTTGTGATAGCGTAATTTTTTTACTTATTCCGGTTGTTGGGTCGCCTATAATTGTTAAATCTGATAAATCAGGCGCAAGTTCTGTCGCTAATTGATTAATTTTTTTGGATTCCATTAAAAAGTATAATTTGAAGGCACTTCGCACCTGTTGTTAATAAATGGTACTGTCAACGTCACGTCTAATTTTACACCTGCTAAATAATCGGGGTCGCTTTCTGTGTAAAAAGTAATTGGTAAATTTTGGTTCAATGTCCAAGTCACAATTTGGTAATCTTCAGGGTAACGCAATTGTGCAACTATGTCACCGGCAACCTGTGTCATATCCGATAAAACTTCCGTTTCGTTTGTTTCTTCGTTTAACATTCTGTCCATAAAATAAAGACTAAATGAAAAACCAATTTCTTTTGCGCCATAACTTGCACCTGTCAATGTAAAAAACATTGCAGGATAGGTTACTTCGCCATTGCTCAAACGTTCCCAAACGTCCCCAAAATAAACAAAATCAATTTGTTCGTGTTGGTTTCCTATCGTTGTCAGTTCTTTGACTATTTGGTTTAATGTCATTCTTTTTTGCTTTTTCCAAATAAACTTTAAGCTTATTTTGGTTTTTAATAGTTACTTGTTTACTCATATATTAACAACAACCAATGTTTCCCTGATAACGTTCTTCAAAGCTTTTTCTGCTATCCCCGTCACCGCAACAACCATTATCACCCAACCACATTGAAACAGAATATCCTTCATTGTCAGGTTTAATTGAATCAATGCCTGAACCAAAGTTTAAATAATTTGGATACAAAGCATTGTTTTGTTTTAGGTATTTTATAAGTCTTTGTTTATAGAATTCAGCGCGTGCGCGGTATCTATTTGCAACGTCAATCATATCCTGCATTGACGGTGATTCTTGATTTTCACCTGTTTTTCTTATTAAACCCTTATTGTAAAACTGATATGATAAACCTTGCGGAAGTTCTGACATAACAAAATAAATCAAACAGTCAACAAGGTAATCGTCCAATAATGTTGTTTGTAATTGCGTAAATGTATTTGCAACAACCGCAGCTTGCAATTCATTGTACAATGCTGAACCCAAAGCGGGTAAAATATACATATCCTGCGCGGTCTTAATTTCAGGCAAAACCAATTTTTCGTCCACGTTAGCGTGTAACCCGGTTCTGTCCTTAATTGTCTGTACTGATATAAATAATGTGTTTTTGCTCATTCTATTTTCTTGTTACTATGTTTGAAACCCATTGGTGGCGACAACTTGCTTCGTGTTCGTTCGTTCCCGGTACTGTGTACCAACCGCCCTTCCTATCCCAAACGGAATATCCTAAACGTGCGCTTATTGATTCAATTTCTGAACGTGAATACATTTTATTTGCATCTAATAAAGCAACACAAAACGGGCGGCTTGTTTTTTTATCCTTATTTGAAAAACCTGTTTTCCATTCGTAAGAATAACGAATTAACAATTCCTTTGTTTGTGGCTGAATTTTTGTTAAAATATTGCCAATTGGTTCTGTTAAAGTATGTTCAATAATTGTATTTCCGTCAATACCTTCGCCAATTGTATATTCATTTGAAGTAATATATCCTTTGTCAATTAAATCCTTAATAACCAATGAAATTGTATCGGGGTTTTGGTCAAGCGTTGTTGCCAATACTTCAGGCGTTACCCTTTTGTCTTTTGCAATCAAATCAAGTACGTTTGCCTGTAATTGGCTTACGTCTGCAAACATTTGGTATTCAAAATCGTCATTAAAGCGTGCTTTTTGCTTCCAAACATTGAAGCCGTCCTTTGTTTCACCGAAGTCATAAAAGGCGCTAAAATCGTCTGCAAATTGCGCTTGTTGTGCCACAGGTGCAACGGTCTGATATTTGCTAATATCAATGCCCGCTTTTTCCAATAGCCATTCCTTCGGTGCAATTTCCTTTAATAAGTTTTCAGTAAATTCAAAACCAATTGGTTCGGTTGGAATAATGCTTAATTCAGGTTCAACAACGCCACGATATTTCGCAAGCATATTAAACACCCCTTCAAGGTGCATTTGCTTACTATTAACGTAAGTATTTTTAAATATTTCGTAACCGTCGCGCATTTCAGAACGTGCGCCCAATTTACCCGCTTCAGCAATACCAAATATTGAAGGCGTTGTAATTTGGTGACCGCTAAATATATTTGTTTGTATTAATGTGTCAACACGTCCAAAGTCTTCTTTGGTAATATCTGACGCGCCTAAATCGTCAACAATTGGTTTTCTTGCGCTATCATTAACGAAAGCCAAAATAAACTTCTTACCGTCTGACCCGCTAAATCTATTTGTAAAACGCTTTTCAATATTGCGCTTTTCTTCGTCTGAAGGTTCGCCATTTGGCAAAGTAATTAATTTACTTGCGCTAAATCCTGTTTGTGCGTTTCCTAAAACGTGTTTGGAAATTTCAATGTCTGATTCAATGTAATTTAAAGCGCCAAAGTAACCCGGTAAACTGTAAATACCCATATTTGGGCGGTATTCCTTAACATAAAGAATTTGTTTACCTATTGGGTTGTTTGGGTTAAATGCAGTATAAATTAATGACTTTTCGTTTCTGTCTGTCCAATCTTCTTTGTACCAAAACTGCGTATTGTCTTTATTAGTACGAACTTTTGTATAATCTAAATGCCATATTTCAGCCAATTGCTTCATTTCTGACCAAATAATTTCTAAATAATAGCCACCAAACAATTCTGTGTCCAATGAAACCTTGCGGCTTAAATCGTCCAAAGATTCCATTCTGTTAACCTTCTGAATAAATGTTTCAGCTTGGTCGTTGCCCTTCCAACCGTTACCGGTTATATAATGCACCTTGCTTTTTACAATGGCATTGTGTTTGGCTGACTTATTAAATAATTCAACCAAATAAATTGGGTAATCGTTGCGGTCGCCATACTGAACATATCCTTCACCCTTTTTTTCCTTAAATTCAGGCTGACGTGCTTCTGCAAATGATAATACGCGTAAATCCATTATTGTCTAATTGTGTATGTGTCTGTTGTTGAATATTCAGTAAATTCAAACGGCGTTCCGACCAATTCCATTATCCCCGTTTCCAATAAATTCAAACCGGTTGGGTTGGTATTTGACGTACTTGCTTGTTCGTAAACCTGATATACATATTGTCCATTTAAAGAAGAACCAAAATTTGTGTTGGTTACAATGGAAAATTCATTGTACCTGTCTTTGTACAAACTTAAATCCGTTGCATTTAATTTAACAAACTTTACTTCTGTATTTGCGCTTCTATTTGTGAAGACAAAAAGGTAATTTGGGTTTGTCAATAACTGCTTTTCAGTTAAAGTAAGTATAATATTTTGTGTCTGTCCTTTTGTGAACCTAATCATATAGGTAAATAGCCAAAAATGTAATTTGTTGCACATTAAGTACAAATATGACTTATATGGTACAAATACGTATCAAAAAGTGCGTTTTATGACACATTATCGTACGAATAAGTGTTTATAACTTCCGTAATTGTCGCAGTATTACTACTGATTTTGTCAAGTTATAACTTGACTTTTGTTATAACATTACTACATAAAAAAACCGCCGAACGAATTAACGAACGGCGGCAAACCTATAAACCTATGAAAAACAAAGTTTTAAGCACCCGGTGTTTCCAACGCAGTAGCAACTGTTGAAATTACACTTGGCGCTAACGCAGGTTCAGAACCTGTGAAAGTTAAAGTGAAACCACTTCTGTCACCTTGCGCAGTACCTGTTGAAGCTGCATTTGCAGTCATATCAATACCACGTGTTTTTCCTAAATACCAATAAATACCGTTGCTATCTTTTGCGACTGCAACTAAGCTATTTTGCGCCAATAACAATAATTCGTTTCTTGTATTGGTCTGTAATTTGTTAAGGATAATCTGAAGTTCTTGCGCATAGAATACTGTACCGTTTGCAACGGAAGCAGTCATTGTTTGGTTGAACATAGAAGTATCTTTTACCAAAGCATATTTCCAAAAACGTTTTCCAACCGCCTTAGTCAAAGCAGTAATAACACCGCTTGCTTCTGTTGTTGTAGTTACGTTGGCTGCTTCAGTAAAATACACTTCAACGATACCGCCTAAACTATCGCGACAATCTAAAGTATATCCTTGTGTTAATGCACACGCCATTTTGAATAATTTAATTTTTTAAAAAAAGGGGGGATATTTCACCCCCCGAATATTATGCTAATATGAATTTCACTGTTTCATCAGGGAATGCAATATTCACGCCCATT